AGCGTAGTTAATCCGAAAAACCCATGGCTGAAATAATTAAAACTCCTATAGAAGAAATACTAAGCTACTGTTCAATAACATTTATAGAATCAAATAATAGTAGCAACACAGATAATAATAGCAACACAAATAATTTAGACATGTTTGTAAGCTGTCAAGATGAGACTTGGCTATTGTTAGCCGAATATTATACGGAATTTATATCTTTTTTAAGATCTAAGAAAATGGACACTCCTACATTTAAATCTGAGCGAATTAAGACAGTAATTCTAGTTTCTAGTGAAACACCATCTAGAATAGTAATGTTTCAAATTAAAAAGATAAAAGTCAATATTAAAGAAACTTTTGTAAGAATAAACGCTTTAATGTTATTTTTTTTTCGGAACAAAATACAACTTATTTTTGATTGGTTTAAATCATTTTTTGTCTACAACATAATTGATTAATTATTTCCCAAGTTTTATACTTTTAGCATCTTCTAAGCAGAAATTAAGAACTTCCGCATACTCTGGAGATGCATCTATTATTAACTTTTGGTAAACTTGTTTAACTTCTTTCCAACAACTGCTAGATGGTATTCCCAGTGCATCATACCAAGTAATAACATTTTCAAAATTGTAATATCCAGGTCCAAATTCTCTGCGGAATTGTTCTCCTAACCAACCCAATGTCGCTTTAGGATTAGCTTTTTTTAGCACTTTAAGAAGTCTAGCTTGATCTGCTTTTCTAACAAGCGGATGACATGATTTACCGCGTCTAAAAATTGCATCTTTATACCAATGTTGTTCTGGCGCAAATCCATATTGTTCTGTAAACAGCCAAGTTACTCTCGCAATATTCCTACCAGCTTTGTAAGCACGAAGTAGCTGTCCTCTTAAATATCCAATTTGTTTCTGCTGTTCTTTTGAAAAAATCTCACCAAACTCTGGTAAAACATCAGGAATTTCTTTATCTTCTTCTCCAATAAATTCAAAACCGCAATGAGGACATATTTGAGCAAAAATAGGTAACACAGCAGCACAGTTAGGGCATTCTTTAACTGGCATTTCATGATTTTTCTTAAATACTGGACACAATGGCGTTTGATAGCCTTCTGTTGATAATCCAAATCTTTTAGTATTGTCACCAAAATCTAGTAAATAAGCATTTTCTTTACCAGGGAAAATTCGTAATGCTCTACCGCACATCTGAACCCACAATGCTTTAGATTTTGTTGGTCTAGCAATTATCGCAGCATCACAACTTGGTTCATCAAAACCTTCGCATAAAACGGAAACACTAACCAACATTTGTGTAATGCCGTGCTTAAATCTATTGTAAATAGCATTTCTTTCACTATTATCAGTTTCTGCTTTTATTACTTCAGAAATAATATTCAATTGATTAAATTTTTCCGCTAAGTCTTCAGCCTGTTTAACACTAGCACAAAAAGCTATAGTTTTTCTATTAGGGCATAAGTCCTTGAATTTATCAACAACAATAGCATTATACTCGCTATTACAAACTAACTCTAAGCTAACTGACGTAAAATCTCCATTAGCAGAATCCAGCTTCCTGTAATCTATTAACCCACCCCATCCAAAATGACGTGCAGACGCTAAATGTTTTTCTCTAATTAATTCGGCTGGATATGGAGCGCGCACAATAGCTTGGAAATACTGGCAAAATCCTTCTTTAGCTTTAGTTCTCCATGGAGAAGCGGATAATCCAAGAAAAAAGCAATTAGAACAAGCTAATACGCCACCAGAGTAATGATTTACTATTCTAGAATACACTTCAAAATAAGCAAGTGTATGCGCCTCATCAACAATCACTAAACCAATATCTGATGGCAATTGCCTCCTGGCTATCGTTTGTACCATTGCTATTTGAATTGGACAATGATAGGCAGGAGAGTATTCTGGTGAAATCACTCCAATATCAAATTGAGAAATACTATATTTTTCTCTCAGTGTTTTGATCGTTTGCTCTATTAACCTTGTCCTGTGAACTAAAAAAAGAACTTTTCGCCCCTTATTCAATGCATCAGCTATAATTTGAGACGCGATAAACGTCTTTCCACTACCAGTCGGAGCATAAACCAAAACTGATTTAATTCCTTTTTTATACAAAGAGTACACGTCTTTAATGACGTTTTGTTGATACTGTCTGAGCATAAACAATTACTTAGTTTCATCAATTATTTTTATATCAGAAATAAGGATAAGTGTCAATACATATCTTACAGATTGTTATTGACAACAAAACCAATATTAAGTAAAATGTAAAAGACAAAATACCGAAAAGTAAAATGACAAGACAAATTGCCAAAATTCGTAATAATTTAGATGAAGTTACGGTTAAGATTACCCCAGAAGAAATAAAATGTCGTTTAATTAATGACTCTGAGATTGATGATAACAGTTTTATTTGGGAAGTTTTTGACCACTGTCCCCTAGCTGCTTTACGAATAGTAAATGGTAAATATGATATAGCGGAGAAGATCTACAACTGTATTTTAAAGAAAAAACAAATACAAGAATCTGCTGTTAAATTTACTTGGGAATTATTTTCTTATAATTCAGCAGCTGCGTTAAAATACATAGAAACTTTTGAAGAAAGAGCGAAAAATGGATGTAGCGCTGCTTATGAATTGGAAGTAGAAATGCAAATAAAAATTGCTCAATCGTGGATTGGGAGACATAAATCTTAATAAATTACAAGCTATTGCGGTAAATCCGTAATAGCTATAAAAGGAGGCAACTATGTTTAATATACTTCAATGGTTATTTCAAGATATGCCAAAACCAGGCATGAACTACGATTACAGCCAACGATATAAAAAAGTAACTAAAAAAAAGTTGTCTGCTGCACACAGAAGAACTAACGGCAAATGCTGTTGTTGTGGCATAAACAAAAGTGAAGAAGTGCATCATAGCAGTTATAGAAAATCTGGGGATAAATATGGAATTAACTTCTTCCCAGTATGTAAGTACTGCCACAGAAACGTATGTCATTCCTCAGAGAATTGGATTATAAGCAAAACAGACCCAGTTTGGAAAAACAAAAATACTCCGGCGTTTGTTAAAACACTGCAAAGAAATTATCGAAAATTACATAAATAAATTATTGACAACTATATATTTGTGGTTTATTATAACTATTGAATAGGAGGGACTGTATATGAGATATGTAAGAGACCCAGGAAATTCTCGTGCGTGGGAATTGACCGAGTACGCATTAACTTGTAATGCGTGGGAGAATTTTGTATTTACACGCGACAAAACCTTTGATGAAGGTTTGTGGAACGACATTGTAGAAAATGTCGTAATCGAGATTCACCCGGACGGCGATTGTCAATCAAGAGGAATAAAGCCTTGGATGGATCTTAAATCCAAAGAACTCATGTTTCCTATAGAAGGAAAGATGAGTAGAGAAGAATTTTGGCAAAGACAAGCCAATGAGCAAACACTGTATTTGCTCTTGGATGAGTTTGTTGAGTGGCTAAATAGTAGTTACGAAGCATAAAGTAAAAAGTGCTGCCAATTGCCACAGACAGCACTTTGATTTGTTGTTTAAGGTGCTAAACTATTCTATCTTAAAATTTCAGCATTGGGTAAATTTCCGCAAACGACTAAAGATAGCTCAACACCCTCAAATATGCCATTCCAAATTGCATAATCAGCTATCTCGTCGTCTTCGTCGTATTCATATCCTCCTGGTATTTGGTGAGGACAGATGTATTTACCCATAGAATCTAATTCAAAAAAGCTAACTTCTCTCCCGTATTCAGCAGAGCAATTAGGACAAATAATATCTACTTGAGATAATACACCACCGGTAGAGCATTTATTAACGCGCATTGTCTTAATATTCATTATGTCTTCAGCTTTTGATGCATGAATAGCAGCTAGACAATAAACGCATTTATACCCTTTATTTTTTACAATAGACATGTTTTTAGTGTATCTGTCGCCGCTGTCAATTGCGTTGTCATAGCTTGGTTCAGACACTAAAAAAGCGTCTAATATAAAACCAATTGATTCCTCGGCTTCACTCCATTCGTGGTTGTATATTAAATTTTTACCAATCAATTCTTTAGGCATTTGTTGTAGAACGTCATCATGCCACACTTTATAGCTTCTACTAACTAAATTGTCTGAAGCACGCAGCGGAACAACATACCATTCGTCATACTCCCAATCTTCTTTAGTATAAAATTTGATTTTATCCAAATCTTCTGGTGTAGGAGAACCCATGTATAAAGTACGTTTAACTGGCTTTTGTAGCATAACTTCCATAATTAATCCATCCTTGTTTTGAATTTAATAAATCTACAATTGGTTTAGTAACACTGTTAGAATAATCTTTGTGACATCTACAGCGCATTTTACAAGCCGTGGCAACAGCAATTGGTGGAAAATATCCAATTATTTGCCAGCCATTCATTGAATAAGAAATGCAGTCAGGGCAAACGTTGTTGTATGCTCCAATTACCCATTTTTCCCATTTAAATCCAGCTTCTTTATGTGCTTCTGACCTTCCTCTTTCATAGAATTTATAGAAAGAATCTCCATATTTACTGGACCTGTCTAATATTTGAGCAGGAGATAAATTACCGCTATTAATTTCCTGAGAAAAACGTCGTAGGTAAGCATATTCATCAACTAAACTATTGCCTACTACTCCTTTATCCCTAGCTTTGAATTGATAATTACCTCCTTTACCTGCTAGGTAAGATTGAGTATTACCTTTTTTAATAATCTCCCGCATAGTTTGTTCCCATGTTGCTACAGTTATTTTTTTATCTAATAGCAATTGAGTAGTAGTTTTAATATCTCCTTTTAGCCTATTAATATTATTTTCTATTACTTCTTGTATGTCTGCTCTAGATACAAATCTACCAGCAAAAATACCAGAAGTATAGCGGAATCTTTGAGTTTTAGTGTCAAAGGAAAAATCTGCCATTGTTACTCCTCAGCCACAATTTCAGCTTCTAGTAAACCAGCATATTCAACATTGTTTTTGTCCCAATCTTTAATATAGTTATTAACATCATCATCAGTAATTAATGCTGTTTTAAGTAATTCATCTAATGGGATTAGATCTGATTTTTCAGGTACAAACTTAGTTTCTAGCATAGTATTTTTCTAGTTGTAAATCTTGTGGTGGAGGAGTAGAATCTTGATGAGTAAACTCACTCATAACTTGAGTGTATTCAGAATTTGGAGTTAATACCCATTTAGGCCACTTAACGTCAAAAGCTCGATTATTTAAGTAGAAATCATAGCCATATCTAAGAACCATTTTAACGCAAATTGCCCACCGCACTTGTTCTCCAATCAATGAACGTACTTCCCCAATTAATCTGCTGTATGTTAATGCTGGTTGTCCATGAATGTCCTTGGCTCCACTTGCTGTATCAGCTAAGCCGGGGAATATCCATGCTGGCACTCTTGGTGGAATGCATTGATATCGCAATTTTAACCAGTAATCGACTAATGGAGTTAACGCATCTCCGGATGTACTAGCTGCTTTGCGGACATCAGAACCAGACATTAAATACAAGTTTTTGATAATGCCAGATGCCGCCATGCTTTCATGACGTTGCATATAATCAATTCTGTCTTGTTCTGTTTTGTCTTCTGGTAAAATATGAAGCCAAGGAGTAATGCCCACATCTCGTGCTGCGGTTTCTAAAGCTACGGAACAATCTTTAAATTTGCGCCATGTTTCTATCGAAGGAAAACCAATAGAATTGCCATAAAGACCGCGAGATTTGTACTTAAAATGAAGTATTTTAACTGGATTAAACTCTAAGTCATCATCAGAAGACATTAACTTAGTTCGTTGTATATATTTGAGAGTTTCATTATTAGCAGTTTTCTCCACAAATATAGAAAAAGTTGGTAAATATTGACTAGCAGTAATATCCCAATCATCTTTACTTAGCCCAGTTTTACCAATACCAAGTTCTACAAAACTATCTCCAAAAGCCAACGCTTCTACAGCAGCTCGTATTAAAAAATCA